GCATTGGATATGTTTATATTCGTCCTAAAGCGGGTCAGGAAGCGGCTGCTTTACAAGGAGACCGTATTGAAACGCCCTTGTTCATCAAGGAGAATTCGCTAGTGCCCGATTATCGGCATTATATTGAGCATCAGCTACAAAATCCTATTTCGCAGGCATTTGCCCTACTGTTGGAAAGTATCCCTGGATTTAATAGGGATTTGATAAAAGGATGTCCTGCGGTTCAGGATTTGGATAAATATTTGGGATTTCGTGAAGGGAAAGCGGCGGATCTCTTATTCAAAGAGTGCTTGCGACGATTTGAAAATACTTCTAAACGAAGCGCGATGGCGAGTATGTTTGGTGGAAAATGTATTATTAGTCCTGCATTAAAGCGTGTGGAAAAGCGTACAGAACCTAGTGTAAACGTAGCAATAGAAGCAGCAACCAGTATAGTAAATGGATTAAATAAAGGTCAGCCAGTTCAGAAAAAATTAAGTAGCTTCCTACTAGATTCTTGTATTGTAAGTAATATTAAAAAGAAAGACCGTGCAAAAGCAAAGGATGCGAAAGAAGCAAAAGAAGCGAAAGAAGCAAAAGAGGCGAAAGAAGTCAAAGAATAATTAATATCTATTTCCTGGCATTCTAGTACTTCTCTTAGTGCTACGAGTATTATATCTCTTACGATTATGAGTATTATTATTTATAGGTCTCGTAGGACTTCTATTACGATTATTTCTAGATCTCGTAGGACTTCTATTACGAGTATTATTAGGTCTGTGATTTCTATTAGATCTGCGACTACTATTTATAGGCTTGTACTGTAATAATTTATTTATTTTTTCTTTATTCTTATTTACAAATGCTTTTAATTCACCTAATGTTATTACCTTTTCATATCCTGCTCCTTCTCCGTTCGCATTATTATATACTGGATTATTATACATTCCAAGATAGCCCCAAAATCCTTCACTTCCATCTGCATCAATATATAATTTTTGAGCATCATCTGTTTCTTCTTTTATTGATTCAACCATAAAATAAATAAGAAATAAACTTAATCCCTTACCCTGATAGTCACGATAATTTTCTTTAATACCTTGGTTTCTTCTTCTAATATTTGAATGTAATAAGTTATCAATACTAATTTCCATATCCATTGTATTACCTGTTCCAAATCCTTCATTACTACCTTTATTACCTCTAATTGTAAATGAACCCTTAATCATTCCATCTGGGTCTACCAAAAAGATTTTTCTATATATATCATTACTTTTAATATATTTAACATAATATACATCTAGTGTTTTTTTATTGTTCCAATAATCCGCATTCTTATATTCATTTTTATCTAGATTTACATGTATAGTTTTTAACTTGTTAAATTCTCTTTTTACTATTAAACTTGATTCTGTTGGGGTTTTATAATATAATATACAATCTGAATTATTTGCTGAACATTTGTATACTGTACTCATTACGTTTTTTGATACAGCTGATTCTAAAGCCTGAGCCATTCTAAATAATATAAATATTTTCTACAAGAAGATGGGCTCAGCTCCTTTTACATGCTCCGTTGCCACCAAAGAAGAAGCCATTGAATTACTCAAACAAGCCGAACAGATCGATTTATATCACGATGAATGCACCGATAGTTGGTCTAATTTCATGGCACGAAAAGATCACGCATATAGACCCGCAACTGTTAAAAATATAGAGGAATATACCAATGCATTCAATGCACTTATTTCAAAAGTCCCTAAACAATTACAGAATGTAGGAGATATTAAAATTGTGTCATTGATGGGCTCAGCCGATGCAGGAATGCCTCATACACGCCCGCCGAATATTATATGCTATCCTCATTTGAATCTTTCTGTCTCTACTTTTATTCATGAGCTCTGCCATGTTCATCAGCGCAAATATCCAAAGATATGGAATGCTATTTTTCATTCTCTTGACTGGACTATATGGAACGGAAATCTTCCATCGCATATTGATTCCTATCGCCGATACAATCCAGATACAATTGATACACCCCTTTGGCAAATAAAAGATTGGGTTCCTGTTCCTGTATTTCGTGATATATCCAATCCTGTTCTCAATGAATGCGATATGTGGTTCTATCATGTACATGACGGATACCACGTTAAAACAGTTCCTGAAGCAATCGCCATGGAATTATTACCACCCAGTGCATACGAACACCCTCGCGAAATGACTGCATATATTATCTCAGAGCCCGATAAATATAAAGGGACAACACAGTACAAAACAATACGTCATTATATTGATATATAATAGACCACCTTATTAGCTAGAAATGTGCAAAGAAAATTTGAAATGTAATGCATGGATTTCACTGCATTCTGTTGGAATTGAAGCAGAAGGCTGTCTAAAAGAACCTTCATGGATTCCTGTTCTTAAAACATCACAGACAGGTTATTGTTATATTTTATTACCTAATAGAAGTTTAACGTGTATTAAGGTTATTGCGAACGGACAGTTTGGTTATATTGAATTGGGAATCTATGAAGTCAAATCTGTCAAAAAAGAAGTATACATTAAACGCCCCATTTTATCTCAGAATCTAATGTATGAAGCGTGTATTCAGAAACTCGTTAGTGAAAGCCTAACTTCCATTGGATTTCCTTTAGGTTCTCCACCAGTTATTTCCATTTTTGCACTAAGGGATGAATCAGTCTGTTTTGCCATGGAACCTATTGCAGGGGCAGTTACTCTTAATAATTTTTTAGATAAAACTATGAATTTGACAGGCGTTATTGTAGAGTGTTTATTACAATTATGTGCAATGCTGTCGCATATTGGAACACATTTAGGTATTAATCACAGAGATTTAAAGCCGAGTAATTTTTTAATCGTAGAGCATGATCCGTGTATGAAACAGTTTACAATTGATAATGAACAAATTGTGGTTGAATCACGATATTCCCTAACTATTATTGATTTTGGATTTGCCTGTTTGGGATCAAGTCAGGGAACCCATTTATCACTGAGTACGGTTTATTCTTCTACTGATATATGCCCAAAAGAAGGCCGCGACTTATTTCTGTTTTTAGGACTACTCTATCTGGATTATCATGCAAAATTTGATAAGACTCTACTTAAATTGTTTGAATCCTGGATAGATATCAATTTATGCGCATTTATGCAGAAAGATAAGGTATATTCTATGCAATGGCTATATTTTATGGCAGGGAGCGATAGCATCCATAAATTTAACTCACAGCCATTGCGGATTTGGCATGATTTATTAAATGTGACGGTTTAAATCGGTTTAAATCAGTTTAAATCATTGTTATTATAGTGTAGTACATGTCTAACGATAACGAAGTCGATAATGAAGAAGACAGGAAACAGATTTCCATTGCAGTTCAACAAGGCCAGCGACGGCGAATTATGAAAGGCATGACTTATGATATCGAAGAGAAACATGGATATATTTATTTGGTGCGAACACGTGAATTCAAATCCCTAAATCGTCCTATTTATAAAGTGGGACGCACATCACAATGCCCTGATACACGTATTGGTCGTCTCCATAAATATACCAAAGGTTCTGAGATTTACTTGATTCTCCAATGCCATGTGGATGATGTGGGGCTAATCGAGAAAGATATTTTAGAGCAGTTCTGCCATCGTTGGAATCCTGGACCAGATGGATCTGAAGATTTTATTATTCCGAGTGCTGGTGAATTGATAGATGCTAAACGAATTATTATGGGTGTGATGGAATCATATGCTTTGAGACGTTTGTAAGATATCTACTTGTTGAAGACAATTGTAATTGTCTACTTGTTGAATCTAAATACTACTTCATATCTGTTCATTATGATGAGCAGGTATGAATTAAGTGAATTGTATAAGGATTCCGTCCTTCAGTCGAATGAAATTCTTCGGTCGAATGAAATTCTTTGGTCGAATGAAATTCTTACAGAATCACTCGCATATGATATCGCCTATTCTAAACCAGCGTTAGGATTCATTATGGTTCGCCATGTAAATTCCAAACAGACAGATTATTTCTGGAAAGAATGCTATACCTGTATTCGCAAATGGTATACAGAACCCATTCTCATCGTAGATGATTCTAGCGATCCCTCATTTTTAAATGATAATATGAATCTAGTCAATTGCCAGATTGTATATGATACAGAACACAAAGGATGTGCTGAACTACTCGGATATTATTATTTTGAACTAATGCGACCATTTGAAACTGCTGTTATCATTCATGATTCAGTTTTTATCCAGAAACGAGTTGATTTCTTAGACTTAAAATGTATGAAACCGCTCTGGACATTCCCTCGGCACTGGGATCATGAACTCAATGAATATTATTATGAATTATGTAAGGATATGCCAATGTATGGAGATATTATTCGGTTTTATCACGGAGGAAAATGGGAAGGATTCTTTGGACTTATGTCCGTTATTCGGTGGGATTTTGTTAAACGTTTGAAAGAGTATGGGTTATTCACGGTTATGGATAAAATACGGGGGCGTGATTCACGATCTGCTATGGAACGTGTTCTAGGCTTCCTAGCATATTATATTGCTGATTCTTCTGATTCCGTTAATCCGTCCATGTATGGTGAGATCCATTCTTATTTACCATGGGGTGGGACGTTTCTGGATTATTTGAGGGATTCTTCTAATTCTACTTCAAAAGAGATTGTTAAGGTTTGGACAGGACGTTAGTTATCTTTCGTATATTGTGTATTAAGATATCCGTTTGAATCAGTACGATTCCAATTTTTAATAAAAGGGTCTTTACGTTCAGCTACAACCATCCAGCTAATCATATCAGTTGCTGTATTATCTTCAGATGTAATAGTTAATATACCTCTATAAATTGAACCAACTACACGGTTAAAACCAGACATATTTTGTAGAAAATATTGTGGATTTGCACACAATGCTTCAAATGTCCCATTATCCATCGCATCTTCTTGAGTATACGTACATTGTTTATCAATATATACTGTTGCTGAACCATTTGTTAATGCAACAGTACCTCGATAAATTAAATCACAACGAGGTCCTTCAATAAAACTGTGTACCAGACGTTTATTTGTATTAGGATAAAGAGGATGTTCGATATCAAATGTACCACTACCTTTTGATAGAGATCCTGCTATTGATACGTTGCCACTACCACTAAGTGACATACCAACTGTTAATGTACCACCTAAAGCATACCAAAATGTAAGACCACCACCGAAACTTCCATTTGTTGTTTGATATCCTGAAATACCACCTGTTGCAATAATTCCAGATGAATTAGATGCATATGTGTTTGAAAACATAAGCATACCGCCATAATTGCTCCATGATCCTGGTGCATTATATCTAACAATAGTAAGAGAATTTGTTGTTGAACTTACAGATGTATCAGTTACATTTGACATTAATCGTGTACCTCCATATACATCTAATGGATATTCAGGACTATTTGTTCCAATACCAACATATCCACTTTCATTAATTTTCATACGTACACCACCTGCTGTACTAAACTCCATATAACTCTGACTTGCTGCTGCATATCGTGAATATCCACCACCAATATATATTTGTGCACCATACTGACGATTACCAGTCCATACTAAGTCGCCTGCTTTCAAACGAATTGAATTAGAATAAACAATTCTACCGCCATCTCCATTAGAAGAATCAGGTGCGCTTACATTAAAAAATATATTATCAGTGGTAGCTGTTCCTAATCCTATCCCACTAATACTAACATTACTATTACTCACCGTTAAATTACCATTTATTGTTGCACCACCATTTACATCTAATTTAGCTCCAGGATTATTTGTTCCAATGCCAACATTTCCTGCCGCAGTAATACGCATCCATTCAGTTCCATTAAATATACTACCAAATATTAAAGGTGCCTTGCTATCAGATGCAGTTGAAAGACCTGATTGAATATAATTTCCACCACTATCTGATATAAGACGTAGTACTCCATTAGTAGATGGATATGCAGTATTCACTACGAATCCTCCAATAGAATTTATAATACCATTTACATCTAATTTAGCTCCAGGTGCATTTGTTCCAATCCCAATATTACCAGTAGCTAATATACTACTAGTAGTTATCATAGATGCAATAGATATTGTATTAGCACTGATTGTAGATCCAGTTAGAGTAGAGTAATTAACCGCTTGCGCTATCAAAGTAGACCCAATCAAGGTTGAGTAATTAATTGTACGTGATGTAATACTACTTACATTAATTATTGAATTTGTTATAATACTACTAGCAATGATTGTAGAACCAATCAATGTAGAGTAATTTATATTAGCTACACTGATTGTACTTAAATTTGCACTGAATTGTGTAAGGTAATTAGTACTCATCTATACACTTTTTAGAGAATATATGGTAAAAAACTACATACTTTTTAGAGAATATATGATAAAAAATACATAATTTTAGAGATACTTTTTAGGGATTGTGGCAAAAACCATTTAGAGAAGATACAAAATACATTTTAAACCGGATACATTGCTTAAATACATTAGTATATTATTGTCCATAAATGCTAACCATCGTTATAGCGCGTTATAATGAACCCATTGAATGGACAAGCGGTATAATAAAATTAGCAAAGTATATTATATATAATAAAGGTTCTAAACTTGATTATAGTCTTCCAGTTATTCACCTACCAAATATCGGTCGCGAAGGACATACATATCTTTACCATATCATTAATAATTACGATAATCTATCTGATTATACTATGTTTCTTCAAGGACAACCTTTTGACCATACACCATATTTAGAATGTATTCTGGCATCAGATGAATGGAAAAAACCATTTCATGTTATGTCATGTAATATATTTGATTTAATTATAAATGAAAAACAAAATCCATATACAATACTTGAACTATATAGAACTATTTTTAATCGTAAAACAACTGAATTTTCATTATGGTTTGGGGCAGGTGCTCAATTCTGTGTTTCCCGTGCAACTATAAGAACTAGACCAAAAGAATTTTATGAACGAATTTATAATATTCTGACATATGATGTTAATCCAATTGAAGGTCATGCTATAGAGCGTTTTTGGCCAATGATTTTTCTTGGGGAGAATTTAGAGGAACGATCTATTTAAACATTTTAAATACCCACAGGTTTACTTTCCGTTGCAATAATAATTGATTTTAGCGCTGATGCTACTCCTTGATTCTTGATCACAAACCCACCACCACCCCGTTTATATTGCGATGTCATCCTATTTAAATCCCCAATCCAATAATATTGGTCACATGCAGCCCATTTAGAATGATCCTGTGATTCTTTGTACTTTACACCAAAAATAGATAAATTAGTTATATCTTTAATTGGACTTACTGTAGTAATAGCATGACCACGCTTCCACGTTTCTACATACCAGTCCATTGCATAGATTGTTAGATATTCACTATAAATGTCAATTTCCATCTTAGGTGATTTGGCAATGTGAGTAATCTCTTCAGAAAATGAAAGTGTGCTAATCATATCTTTTGGTTGTTGAACATCTGGTACATTATGCTTCATAAATATATGAGCATTCATTAAATAAATATGTGCGATAGCTTGTTTAATAAAAGCTTCATCTGCTTGACGAGTAACATGAAAAAAAGATTGTCCATAAATATGCTCACTTGGTTCAATGGGTGATATAGTGCTACCGTTAAACTCTCTGGGAAAATTAGGGACAGAATGAACAAGCCATGATATATGCGTTGCATTCCATGCAAGAATACCTTTGCAATGCCCTCCAGTTGAATGAGATTTCAACTGGGCTGGTGCATCTGATACAGATGAATTTCCTCCAGTTGAATGAGATTTCAACTGGTTATCTGATTTATTAGATGGAGATAATACAGACTCCCGTTTAGATTTCTCTTGTTTCTCTTGTTTCTCTTGTTCATTATGATTTGGATCTAAATGTGCAGATTCATCATTATATACTATCCATGATGTCCATAGTTTATTTTTATATAAAGAACTTAACCAATAATCAATATTACATGTATCAAACTTTTTATGGTCTTCATCATATTGAGCGCCAACAAGCCCGTGAGGGAATTTAAGTGCAACCTTTGTATAACATTGAGTATTAATTTGTTGCAAAATAGTACCTGGTTCTTCTATAATATGATTTACTACTCTTTCTACTCTTTCTACTCTTTCTACTCTTTTTACAGGTGGTACTTCTACTTGCTCATTCACATTAATTTCGGTGATTTTTCTTTTTAAAGTTGGTAGAACTTGAACAGGTACTACTTGTTGAATAGGTACTACAGGCTCAAATATCTCCTCAGGAATTTCCAATGGAGATACATGATTATCTGAAAATGCAACCTTTTTTAAATCTTTTTTATCTTCAATCGTTTTAACATCCTCTTTATTTTGACAAAAGCAGTTACCCATTATACGAAGTTGCGTCTTATATTATAATCGTATCAAATCTTTAGGTTTTTAGTTATTTCATCTGCAACCTCTAATGCATTTAGTATCGCAGCATCCATATTATAATATTTATAATTTGCTAAACGCCCCACAAAGTATACATCCACTTCTTTATCTGCCAATTGTTTATACAATTCATAAACATCCTTATTACGCTGTGTAGGAACAGGATAATAAGGATCACCATCTCCAACAGTATATTCTTTTACAATAGTAGTTTTTCCAGGAGCATCTTGATTCAAAAAATGTTTATACTCTACAATGCGTGTATATAACTCCTCCAATGGATAGTTTACAACAGAATTTGGTTGAAATTGATCCCTCTCTAAATACTCTGTTTCAAATCGAATAGAACGATATTCTAATGATGGGAGATTCTGTTTATTGAAATAATGATCAATCGGTCCAGTATAAAAAACAGCATCATATTCTTCTTTCATCTCATGTCTATATTCTGTATTTACAGACACAGAAATTAGCGCACTATCAATCATATTTTTAACAAACATGGTATAACCCTCTTTTGGAAGTGCTTGAAACTTATCCGAAAAATAATTTGGATTATGATCTGTGCGCACAGGAATTCTTTCTAAGACAGATGGATCTAATTCGGCAGGATATTTTGCCCATTGTTTAAAAGTATACTCTTTAAATATCATTTCATATAGTATAGGTCCAACGCGCGCTAGTGCAACTTCTTCACTGTTCTCTGGATAAACAGATGGTATAGTATTTTTCTGTTGCCACTCTTTCATTTCATCTTCTGTATTTAAATGTGTATTACATAGAAGATTGACAGTATCAATATTAACAGGAATTGGAAAATATTTATCTTGAATGCGACCAATTACTTTATGATACCATGGAATCCATTCTGTAAATCGGTTAACATATTCCCAAACTCTCTCTGAATTTGTATGAAAAAGATGAGCACCATAGTGAGAGACTAAAATACCATTTTGATCTCGCTCATCATAACAATTTCCAGCAATATGATGACGTTTTTCAATAATATGTACTTGGTGACCTGCTTCTGAAAGTTGACGCGCTAAAGTACATCCTGATAGACCCGCCCCCACAATAAGATATTTCATTATTGTTTTAGGAATGGAGGGCTTTAGTTCGTTTTCGCTTTAGTTCATTTTCATTTTTGGCGTGCTTTTTTTGAAAAAGCGCTTTAGGCTTTAGACCGCCACTGCACATTGCATAAATTACAGATGTAAAGAAACTTCATATTAATCGCATCATATTTCAAATAAATAATATCAGGTTCTTTATCAGGATCAGTATTACATTCACAACTTTTATTTGGGCACTGAATCGTATGTACATGAGGCAAAGTAGGATCCTCTTTTGTAAACTCATTCATTAGAATTTTATATCCCTCAGATGTTTTCTCTTTCAAATCAATTTCCAGAATAAGTCCACTCCGCATAATATCTTCATAGCCACAATTGCGACAGATTCGTCGGAGCATCGGCTCCTGTTTCTCATCATTCATTTCTTCCAAATACAAATAGTAATGACATACTTTGCAGAAATCGGTTTCCTTCATAGTCTTTCTACTAGTATATACTAATCCTATTTATATCAATTTTTATTAGTTATGTATTATTACATTGAATCCTCACTTGTCGGTCTTTATTCTGTCTGGTTTTGTCAAGTATTTGCAAATTGCCCATTTGTTTACTTTTGGATCGGATGTTCGAGAGAATTCATTTTAATGCTATATACAACTACGGCATTTAACTATTGGAATTCTATTATAGATGGATGTCTATTTACACTTATCATAAACTTAATTGAACATAAAGACCCCTATATTATTTTTCTATGCGGATTTATGATACACTATAATAATTATTTACTTAATAATTATGATACACTATAATAATTATTTACTTAATACGCATATATAATATTGTAATACACTACAATAAAAATTGATAAAAGAAGAAACATAAAAGAAAACTAAGACATATATAGCACGATGCACCACAATGATCATTGCCATCAAACGACACCCTTGGGTCAGTTCATTACTGCTCACAGAAAAGGGGATAAAGGCGATGAGTGCACGTTCGCAGGCATGGCTACTATCAAGGGTAATTTTACGGTAAAGTCAGAAGAATATTCACAGTTTCTGGATTTGCTTCACGACTACCTCTTTGTTCAACACCGACGACCTCTGAACTTGGTAGAACAACGACGTGCTGATTTATGTGCCCCCATATTGATTGATCTTGACTTTAAATATCCCACAGAGCACGCAATTCATCGACAATTTGAACTTGCCCATGTCCATAACTTCACCGAAAAATACGTCGACCAACTTAAACACTTTTATCAACTGAATAAACCCATACGCTTCTTTATCAGCTTGCGTCCAGCTCCTTATGAAGATAAAAAAGCGACACAGCGTTCCATCAAGGATGGAATTCATATTCAGTGCCCTGATCTCATTTTAAATTCAGAACATCAACAAGTTCTTCGCCATCGTTCTCTTTCTGAAGGAATTTTGGCACAAGCATTTAAAGGAACCGAATTTATCAATTCTGAAAATGATGTATTTGATGAAGCCATTGTAAAGAAAAATGGGTGGTTCTTCTATGGTGAATCTAAACCTGACATTCCCGCTTATGAATTAGTATCAGTATACGTGTACAACCCTGTAACTGCAGAATTCCATACAGAAGATGTAAATGGATATAGTTCTCGTCAGCTCATGGAACTTCTATCCATTCGTCATAATCTTAATACAGATATTGCGGCCCTAGAAGAAAAAACCCAGGAGGAATGGCAGACTCGCCTCGATATATGTACTGGAAAACGAGCCGTTGTAGTGAATCAACAGGGACAGAATGAAGTCATTCCCGTCATTCAGTTAACATCCTCCAATGTATACGAGCAATTGCAACTTGATAAGATTGAATTAGCAAAACAGCTTACCTTAGAATGCTTATCGGTAGAAAGAGCCACCGCATACAAAACATGGCTAGAAGTGGGTATGTGCCTACACAACATTGACCCGATGGAAGAAATGTTCGATGTCTGGATGGAATTTAGTGCTAAATCTGCAAAATCATCCACAAATAAACGTGCAGAACTATTTCGTAACTGGACCAAATGGGCACGCAATCACTCTGAAAATAAGTTGACCGAACGCTCCCTACATATGTGGGCACGCAATGACAATCCTGATAAATACAAACAACTCATGAAAAGTAGCTTTGTTAACTATGTGGAAAGTGAAGTGGACTTAACCCATACTCATATTGCACGCCTTATGAAACGGATGTATGGTAATGACTATTGTGCATCAGTTGATTCTAAGAGAGTAGAATGGTATCATTTCAACGGAACATACTGGAAAAAGATTCCTCAAGGTATTGAACTTCGTAATAAAATGACCACCGAAGTTGCACAAGTTATTTCAGATACTCGCAGTAGTATTCGCTCCCGCATGTTACGAGATACATTAAATGAAACACATCGAGAACATGAAGAAACTCGTATGAAAAAGATGTTTAAGATTGAGGAATCCCTATATCAATCAGGCTTCAAAGATTCCGTCATGAAAGAATGTGTCGGCATCTTCTATGAAGAAGATTTTGCACAGAAACTAAATGCCAATCAATATCTCATCGGATTTGCAAATGGTGTTCTAGACTTACATGTTCCCATTGATACAAATGATCATAGTAAAGGATACACCGTTCAGTTTCGCAAAGCAGAACCTACTGATTTCATAACATTCATGGCAGGTCGTTATCAAACAAAGAATTGTGAACCTATTGAATTTATTGAATATGACCCCTATGACCAAGAACAGACAGAGATTCATGCAAAGATTGATGATTTCATGAAAAAACTATTCCCTCGCGAAGAACTACGAAACTATATGTGGCGTAAACTGGCATCTTGTCTGGAAGGTGCCAATAAAGAACAGACTTATGAAACATGGATTGGCGTAGGTGGTAATGGTAAATCTAAACTCGTAGATTTGATGTCCATGGTGCTCGGCGATTATGCATCATCCTTACAATCCACTGCCATGACTCGTAAGCGTCCCGAATCAGGCGCAGCGAATCCTGATATTATGGCTATTCGCAACAAGCGCTTTATTTACATGGCAGAGCCAGATGACAAGGAGCCACTAAATACATCACGTATGAAACAATTTACGGGTGAAGATGATGTAGAAGCCCGTGGTCTCTTCGAAGAGCAGACGAAGTTTAAGATTACTGGTAAAATCTTTATGTTGTGTAATGCCTTTCCAGCGATTAACACAATGGATCGTGGTACATGGCGACGTGTTCGTGCAGTTCCATTTGAATCCAAGTTTGTGGATCCAAATGTAGAAGAGATTAAGCCTGAGGCCAATGTATATCCTCGTGATAGTCAATTGGATGCAAATCTGTTTAAATGGCGCGAATACTTCATGTCGCGTCTTGTATACATCTATAACACAGAATATTTGAAGGGTGGATTAGGACAAGTACCTGCAATTGTTACTCAAGAATCAAATAAATATCAGGATTCATTTGATTCTGTAGGGAAATTTATGACAGCACGTGTTCGTGAAATTAAGAAAGGCGGATATGAAGCAGATATCAAGGATATCTTTCGCGTCTACAAACGATGGTATGAAGAAATTGGTGGTGGTGTTGGACGTAAATTATCACAGCCTGATTTATACAAAAGGTTATGTGATAAATGTGGCGAGCCTGCTGACAAGCGGACATTTAAACAGATGCGGTTATTTGATTCAGAAGAGGATATTGAAGAGTTTGATAAAGATGAAGCTGATAAAGTTAAGAAATGATCAAATAACATTATATAATAACATACCTCCTGCAATTGTAAATACAACAGATCCACCTAGTGCTTTTCCAAATCCATACAATGGAACTTCAGACATATAAGTATAAACATAAATGAATATACATATCATGAATAAATATGACAATGCAATGAAAAACATAGTATAATCCTCTAAAAATAATATTTTTGATTCATCTACTTTATCTTTAATATCTGTGAAATCACGATTTGTACTATTAATAATTGTTTCTTTTTTAAGGATTTCATCTGTTAACTTCTCTTTTTTCTCATTAAGTTCTTTATTACGTAGTTGAACATCTGTTGCAATTTTAATATATCCATCAACGCCTCTAAACATTGAATCTCCTGTTA